GATCAAGGCAATGATGAAGAAACAAAAAATGAAAGAAGATATGGACGCTGATGTTGACGCTCTTCTTTCTGGTGAAAACCTATCTGAAGAATTCAAACAAAAGGCTACCACAATTTTTGAAGCAGCCGTTGTTACACGTTCACAGGCTATTCTAGAAGAAATTGAAGAAGCCTTATACGAAGAATTTGAAGCTTCTGTGGAAGAAATCAAAGAAGATTTGGCCAACAAACTAGATGGTTATATTGGTTATATGGCAGAAGAATGGATGAAAGAAAACCAATTGGCCATCGAAAAAGGTCTACGTGCTGAAATCGTTGAAGATTTTATCACAGGTTTGAAAGGTCTGTTCGAAGAACACTACATCGAAATTCCTGAAGAAAAGGTAGATGTTGTTGAAGAATTGACAACCAAAGTTGAAGAACTGACAGACCAAATCAATGAACAAATCGAATCAGCTGTTCAAATGAGAAAAGAGCTGAACGAACACAAAAAGAATGAGGCTATACATGCAGTATGTGAGGGCCTAACGCAGACTCAAGTAGAAAAACTAAAATCACTCGCAGAGAGTGTTGAGTTTACTACTGAAGAAGAATTCGCACAAAAACTGGAAACATTGGTCGATGCATACCTACAGAAACCAGTTAAAGTTGCTGAAAGTTCTGCTTTGACAGAGGAAGTCGAAATCGAAGAAGAAAAGAAACAACCAGTTTCTGTTGATCCTTTGATTCAGGCAGCCGCACAATCAATCTCAAAAACTCTGGTAAAATAAATAAAATTTACCATTATTAAAACAACAAGGAGTATCCCTCATGTTTATGACTGAAGAACTACAAAAGAAATGGCAACCTGTTTTGGAACATCCAGAACTTGAAGCCATCAAGGACCCATACAAGAAAGCTGTTACAGCTCTTGTTTTGGAAAATCAACAACGTGAAATGTCAGCTGCTGCTCAGCAGTTGAACGAAACAACATATTCTGCTGCACCAACCAACGTTACTGGTTCTGGTGTTCAGAACTACGATCCTATTTTGATCAGCTTGGTTCGCCGTGCTCTTCCAAATTTGATCGCTTATGATGTTGCTGGCGTTCAGCCAATGACAGGCCCAACAGGCTTGATTTTCGCAATGCGTGCTCGTTACAATGCTATGTCTGGCGCTCCAAGCAACAGCAACGAAGCATTCTTCAACGAAGCTAACACATTGTTCTCTGGTGCTGGTTCATCTGCAAACCCATACGGTTTCCAAGGTAACAACACCACAGACGTTAAGACAAACCCAATCAGCGACTTGACAGCTAATGCCTTCACAACAGGTATCGGTATGCCAACAAGCACAGCTGAAGGTCTTGGTGCAGATACCTCTACAGGTATGTTCAACCAAATGGCATTCAGCATTGAGAAAGTTACTGTAACTGCTCAATCACGTGCATTGAAGGCCGAATACTCTCTAGAACTTGCTCAAGATTTGAAAGCAATCCATGGCTTGGATGCTGAAACAGAATTGAGCAACATTCTTTCTACAGAGATTCTTGCTGAAATCAACCGTGAAGTTATCCGTACCATCTATACAACTGCTGTTGCAGGTGCTCAGTATGGTACAACAACCGCTGGTACTTTTGACCTTGACACCGATTCTAACGGCCGTTGGTCAGTTGAACGCTTCAAGGGTTTGATTTTCCAAATCGAACGTGATGCAAACGTTATTGCTAAGCAAACTCGTCGTGGTAAGGGTAACGTGATGATCGTATCATCTGACGTTGCTTCTGCTATGGCTATGGCTGGTGTTCTACAGTATACACCTGCATTGTCAGCTGATCTACAAGTTGACGATACAGGCAACACATATGCTGGTATGTTGCATGGCCGTATCAAGGTTTACATCGACCCATACTTCGGTGGCTACACAAGCAACCAAGAATTGGTAACAGTTGGTTATAAGGGTTCTTCTCCTTATGACGCAGGTTTGTTCTACTGCCCATACGTTCCTCTACAAATGGTTCGTGCAGTTGACCAGCACACATTCCAACCAAAAATTGGATTCAAGACACGTTACGGCATGGTTGCAAACCCATTCGCTACAGGTCTTACAACTGGCAACGGTGCATTGAACGCACGTAGCAAC